CCATGTATTTGCTTAACATAAATTATACTCCTGCAGGTTGCGGCACTCCACCTAGATGCTGCCCCACTGTACCCGGATGCCGTTGTGCCTGTTGGGGTTTCTGGGTAGGATTCCCACCTTGTGGTTGCGGCGGTAACGTCGGTGCGAAGTCTTCGGGATCAAGGTTTGCATCGAGAACCTTCACCGTTTGTTTGATTAATCCCCAGGGGTTTGCGCCAGCGTGCAAGAGCAACGGCCCGATCTGTTGCCAGTTCGCTACATCAACCGCTTTATTAGGTCTACCGCTACTAGCAGCAACCGAATCAAGGTATATTTCATTCAGGAAATCTGTTCTATTCTGTTCGGGCCACGCTGCTCCCTGACCACAAATACGTTTCACTGTCTGTAGGCTAAACTCCCTTAACATCATTTCACCAGCAGCACGAGCCAACTCGCTAAGCAAATCGTCCAGGTCGTCCACATTAGAATTAACACCAGAAATACGCGCTTGTTCTTGGATGACAGCAGGCGTAGCGGCCACATGACGCTGAGGCTGTCCTTGCTGACTTTGATTAGAACCAATAACAAGACCAGCATCGTCAAGCACAGTCTTAGATTCATACATGGCTGGGTCGATTGGCGTGGCGTCAAAGCGTTGGATGACCTCACTGATTTTCTGTCCCGGCGCGACGCCTTTTAAGGGGATGAGTTGGTTTGTCTCGTGGTCATTCAACAGTTCTTCGTCAGTCGTTGTGAGCAAACCGCTGCTTACACCGTACCAAGGACGATTCCCTTTGCGTTGCTTCTTGAGTTCTTCACGCTGGCGATTGAGTTCTTTCTGGGGGTGCTTTATGAGTTCGACGTCAGATGGCGGGTAAATGTGTACCTTCCCGCCCGGTTCAACCTCTACGTCGTTGAATGTCAATGTGAAGATAGGCCAGAAACGATTGATAGGCGGATGCAACGGTTGGGGTTCTTGAACATACTCCTTCCAGCCGTCAGCAAGAAAGAACGATGTTTTTGTCAAAATATCAAACACTTCCCATATACAGCACAGTGGTTTCTCTTGAGGGTCTTTCGATGCACCCTCCGGTTGCGCCTTGAGCTTCTCAATACCATCTTCAGAATACTTAATCAACTCACCGCCTGCGTCGATTTTGGTTTCAAAATACGCATTGACGTCTTCGAGCGGTAGGATGTACTGCTGAGCAATCCAACGAGCGCCGATAAAACCTTTGAGTGATTTACATTTGGGGTCGACAATGAGAGACGTTGCCGAAGGAAAGTCGAAATCGAGGCGTTCCTCGATATTTGTCTGGTCGCCCATCGAGACTGACGCTTCAACGCTTGAGAACAATTGCTCAAGCTGTTGGCGTCGTGGGTCATCTTCGGTGATTTTGTCATCTTCAATACCTTCCATTATATGACGAGCACGTTTGATGCGCATTGACAACGAGTCGTCGGTTGCAGTGGATGTTAGTGAGTGGTTGCCCTCGCGACTGAAATTCAAACGTACATACCCCACGCCGGTTGTTACAACACGACGCACAAGCTGCTTCATTTGGTACTTGAAGTCCGGCGCCTGTGTGTCGCATTCGTATGCATACAAAATCTCCATCGACTTGCCAATGCGGTCACAGAGGGCACGCCACTGACGGCCGTGGTTGATATCGTTCAACAACGCTTGTGCTTGCTGTATCTGGGGTGCCTGCATCGCTAACGGATTCTGCTGCGCCGCCTGTTGAGCTTGCATCATTGTCATGTTGGCGTGCTGCATTGTCTCGACGGATTCGTCCCATATTTGGAAGTCTTGACGCTTACGACGGCGATACACCGCTTTAGGGTCTTTAGCGTACAGCGTTGCAACCTTTTGATTCACTTCGCGGTTGACGAAGTTGACTGTGTATTCGGTCGACTCGATGGAATCCTGCGTGGGACGTTGTAAGCCCGCCGCGAACTCCATGTTTTCCTTCATCCGTTTGAAGTCTTTTTCATAGAACTTCCTAGCGTCACGGATACGTTTCGTCCACAGCTTAATCGTGTTCGACTCGATGCGAGCGTCCGTTGACTGGTCGTTTTTAAGGTCGTCGCTCATTAGTCATCCATCCTTGCAATCTCTAACCGTTTACGGTATGCTGACTGATCCTTAATCCACCGCATCGTGGGAACCCACGGCTTTGTGGGGTCGAATTGTGCCTCGACCTTTACAGGCTGCTTTGGGATCATTTGGTGGATACCGCGACCGAGATGCGCGAGGAACGATACGAAGTCGTCGTGCTTTGCGTTAGGGAATGACAGTACTTCTTTTCTTGCCCGCTGGTACCATGAGGCGAAGCGCGGAAACTTCACACGGCCCATCGACATCAACGCATGAATGGGCTGGCAGCGACCCATCAGGTCTTTGTTCTGGTGGGATACCTCTACGATTGAGAACCAGTTATGTTCCTTCAACTGCCGCTCCTGCAAGAACGGCCCGATGCTGCCTGAAATGTTCTCCCGCTCGGCCCACCACTGTAAAGGGGAGTATTCTTTACCCAGTCGGAGCATCTGTTCGACTGCAACATTCGTCGGGATTTTGTCCCACACAAGGTCGGGGTGGATGTATAGAAATCCATCTCGGTAGTAACCGATTCCCATACAAGTGTTGTCGTTGGATTCCTTTGTGCGGACAGCGTGGTCAGAGGCAGCGTATGCGTGACATTGGTTCTTCGCGGGCAATTCGGCGAGGTCATACTCCTTCATCATCGACGCTTTGAAGAATACACCCTCAACCGGCGCGGGTTCTTGCTGTTCGATACCGCTTGCGGACGGATTACGCATACGTTCCTCAACCATTGTGCGGGTGAAGTATTCGGGCCATATGTGTTCACCAACGTGACGATGCAACGGGTCGTGTTCTTCCTGCTCTTTATTCTCAATGACTAAACGCAGCCTCACAACCCTCCACTTGTCGGCTTCTTTCTGCAATAGCCGTCCGACTAAGTCGTCCTCGTTTCTGTGATTGGCAATAATCACGCGTGCAGCGTTGGGCTTCAGACGCGGGACGAAGTCGTTTATGTACCAGTCCCATATCTTGTCATGAAACGTCTTCGAGTTTACTTCCTCCTCCTTCCCAACAAAGTCATCTATCACACCTAAATCCGCCCTATGTCCACTCAAGCCCGCGCCCACTCCCGTACAGTAGTACCTTCCACCAGAAGAAGTTTCCCATTCGTTAGCTGCACGTGAGTCCTTTGATAGAGTATAGCCAAGCAGGCGCTCATTCGACTCAGCGAAGTTGCGCGCAGCACGGCCAAATATCGTGGCGAAATCACCGCTATGCGAACAGGAAAGTATCGAGCAATTAGGCTTCTGGGCGAGGTACCAAGGGGGGAATAGCTTACTGATGTAGGTTGACTTCGCAGTCCCCGGTGGCATCAGGATCATCAGTCTCGGACACTCGCCCCTCACCACCTTCTCTAACTCATCAATGATTAATTCGTGATGCCGCGCGGGTATGATATCCTGCGTGATGCACCATTGCTTAAAGGATGACCGAGCGGACAGAATCCTTTTCTTCTCCTCTAACAATGCAATCTCCTGGTCTACTGTCAAGCGCATGAGTGTGAAGGTGAGGGTTCCTCTCGGTCAGCTGCTGCGTTTCGCATACAACTCAGCGAGCCTCTTGTCAATCTCCTGCTCCGACAACTTTGCGGCGTCAGTCTTGTTCTCGACAGTCAACGACTGGTTGGCTTTGCCGAACACACGATCCAAAATGTCATTGTTCGCCTTGCGGCGGGTCTCATCGTTCTCTGACGACTCCGCGATTGTGATCAATCGTTGAGCGGCGTCCATCGCCGAAACCTTCAAAAGCTGTATCACAGGTTCCCTCCCGGCCTGTTCGATCTCCCGTAGAATCTGCTCCTGTGCCCACGGTTGTTTGACAATATACATCACCGCCTGGGCGGTCAGGCCGGTAGCAGCGGCGATCTCACGATGCGTCATCGCAGACGCTTTCATCATTATAACCGCCCGGTGCTCGGGCTTTTCGGCCTTTAACGTGTAAAGCGGCTTGCGCCCATTGAACAACTCCCTCGGTGCACTATCATCCTCCACTGCACTAACCGCAAGCGACTCAAGGTTTGTTGCTGGCGTGCCTTCGGCCCTTGCTGCGTCGACGACACCAGTCGCTACCGTATATTCATCAAACACATTCATCTTTCAACGGGCGGATTGACAATACTCGAAATTCAAACTCCACAAACGGATTCAACGGCTGTGCTTCCATGATCGAACGGATCGTTGCGTGGGCGGGCACCTCTGCACCCACCTCATCATTCGCTCTTTCCCTCTTCTCATCATCCTGCATCTACCGCATCCTATCACATCGACCCGCAAAGTCAACCCTTTTTTAAAGATGCGATGCATCCTCAAGGTGCATATTAATTATTAATACGCACTACATCATTACCGCTACATACTATACCGACTTTATTATTTTGGTCGGATTTTGGAAATGGCAATCCATTAACACAGACACACTCATTCCAGAGGGTCGGCAGGGGGGTGGGGGGAGCAGTGAAGGAGCTTTATCGATAATGTCATACTACTATAGCTGCAGATGCTGCCTCATTTTGAGGCATTCCAGTAACAGGACACATCTGCCTCACTATGGGACACTAGGCTGACGTCGCCAAGCGCAAAGAAGGTTGGCATGGGGTATGCTATCA